TGACAAAAGCCCGCGCGCCAACCCCAGCAGTAGCCGCTGTTGGCAGTGTACCCACGGTCAGCGTGCCGTGGTTAAAGTACTTTACGCTGAACGTCAGCGTCAGACCTGGCACGCGGAACACCGTAACGCTGGCGTTCCCCATCGTGATTTCGTTGCTGACACCGACTGCTGACACGTCGGCGTCGTAGCCGATCACCGTGTTGTTGCTGCCGGTTGTGAGCGAGTCACCGGCCTGCATGCCGACGGCGGTGTTGTTGGCGCCGGAGGTCAGGGCGCCGAGCGCCGAAGCCCCAATGGCAGTGTTGTTGCTGGTCGTGGCGGCGTCAAGTGCCTTCCATCCCAGAGCCGCGTTGTACGCGCCGGTGACAATCAACAGGCCGGCATCTTTGCCGACAGCCGTGTTCCCAGTGCCTGTGGTGTTTGCGCCGAGCGCGGACTTCCCGACTGCAACTGCGTCGTCTCCGGTGTACGCATCTAGAGCCAACGCTCCAATTGCAGTGTTGTCAACCCCAATAAAGTTTCCAAGCAAAGCGTCGTAGCCAACAGCAACATTGTATGTTGCGCCATTTGAATACAACGCTCGATAGCCAACAGCCGTCCCAAAAGCCCCAGCGGTATACATTGCGCTGCTGCCAACGGCTGTGTTGCCACCGGCCCCTCCGCCGCCATAGTGTGCTGATGTGCCAATAGCGGTATTGTTTGCGCTGCCACTAATACCAAAACCAGCGTCAAAGCCAATTGCCGTATTGTTTACTGCAGCGCCAGAATTGATGTTGATCAGCGCCGTATTGCCCACCGCAATGTTCGTGGCCAAGCTCTCAGCGCCTTTGCCAACGTCAACACCAACATCGTAGTCAAGCTGATACGACGCAGGGATGTTGTCGTCTGTCTTGATCGTCGAGTCGGTTGACGTCTTCAAGACAAACTTGTACGAACTGCCGGACGTAAGCCAAATCTGCGCGGGCGTCCTGCCGGCACTGTCAAGGACGATGGGGTTGGCGTTGGCCGTGCCGGTGCTGCTCGAGTAGGTCGTTGCCGGCGTGGTTGTTCCGGCGACGTACGTGTAAATTTTGCCCCCCGCCAAAGGGTTGCCGTTGTTGTCAAAGAACTGAGCACCGGCGCCTGCGTATTGCGAGAGAGAGAATGCCATCAGGGCCTCACTGTTGAATCTGAGTGACGGTGACGATCACGGCGGCCGAGGCGGGGGCATAGGCCGTGGCGGCGGCGGCAGTGAGCGACAGCGAAGTGTTTGAGACGGCCCACATGAGCTCAAGGTACTCGTTGGCCTGCAAAGAAAAAAACTCCGACACGGTGATTGTCGCAAACCCACCGTTGCTGTCCAGCGATGAAATGGCTGTGCTGTTGGCGTAGTCGGTCGTTCCGTTCCGGCGGAACCACACCCTAGCGTTCTTGGACGATGAGTTGGTCGAGGTGAGCTGATACCGAACCGTGAACTGGTACAGGCCCGACTGAGGCACCTTGAGGCGCGTCAGCGGCGAGCCTTCCAGCGTCACGCCCTCAGCAATCTCCGTGGTGTCCAGCGGAATGGCGTATGCCGTGTTGGTCACCGCTGCCGTCAGGTCGGTCGTGCGCGTGAACTCGCCGTAGTACTTCTGCTGCTCAATGGTGGGCCGCACGAAGATGTCGCCGCCAGTGGCGTTGGCCACCAGCACCGCGGCCACGGGGATAACATTGTCAGGTGCCGTGGGCTTGGTCGCCGTCAGTCCGCCAGCTACCGTGGGGCTGGCGTACAGAACGTCGCCCGCGGAGAACATGCTGGTGTCAATCTGGGTGACGTTGCCCCAGACGCAGCACAGGCCCGTAGCGCCGCTGTCGGGCAGCTCCTCGGCCATCACGCCCAAGATGTACAGCGACGGCGATGAGCCGTCAGCCAAGTACGGAGCAACGGACAGCACGTTGTTTGAACCGACGCCCACGAAGCCAACAACGGCACCTCTTGGAATCGTTGAGCCCGTCGTGTTCTGAACGATGGTGTACTGCGTCAGCGCGGCGTTTTCTGTCGCGTTCTGCAGCAGTTGGAAGAACCGAAACCACGCGCGAGTGGTCAGCGCCCCCTGATCCACCAGCGGGTCGCGCTGAGCCGGTACACGCGGCGCAAGCTGCACGTCAGGCGCTCGTCGGGGTGACGGAAAGCTCCGCACCCATGATGGCAATCTTCACCGGGTCGGTGCCGCTGACTTCGTACACTCGATCCCGCAGCTTCGTGGTCATGCCCAGCCGGCGCCAAATGGCTCGCCGGCCGTACTCACCAATTTTCCCGGTGCTCACCCAATGCTCGTTGCTCCAGGTGTGACCGCCGTCGTCAGACCAACGCAGCATCACCGATGCGTCGTAGGATGTCTGCGTCAGATACTGCGAGTAAAACTGCAAGTTTGCCGTCATGTAATACAACATGACGTTCTCTATGTACGCGACGTAATTCTGCCACAAGGGTTCTGGGTACGTTGGCGGAACAGGGTTTGGCGGAGCGTTGAACTCATAGTCCATCGCAATAGAGATGTCCTCAAAGTCAATTACGCCGTCATTGTTGAGGTCGCCAAGTTTTCTGCCGTTGTGGACAGTGTTAAACAGCGTTCTTTCTGGCTCAATGTTGCTGCGCGCGCGAGTTATTCCGGTGACCAGCGCCGTTCTGTTGATGACGTAGATGTTTTGCTCGTTGATGCTTCCCGTCTCACAGTCAAGTTGCAGGGCATGATGGGCCGTGCGCTTCAGATTGTTCTGGCCAGTGGGAAGTGCCCGCCACGATCTAAGCCAACGCTGTTCAGACGTGAAGTCCTTGTAAGACTCTAGGTCAAACACAAAGAGGTAGTTTCCCTCGTTGTCGCCAAGAACAATCTGATTGGCAAAATTTGCTTGGCAGCCAGCCCTGTGTTTAACAAACTGACCGTTCTCCCAGAACGCTCGCTCATGCCATGCGCCAGTAGCAACATCAAACACCCATGTGGCGTTTGCGGCAGGGAACGTGAGAACGTAGAACGAGTGGCCGTCCTGCTGGTACGTGAAAGCTATAGCGTCATCAATCAGTGCATACTGCTGAATCCGCCACTCAATGGCGTGCGTGCTGACGCGCTGAGCGTTGTAGCCCTGGTTGCGGTACACGATGCCGTTGCCGCGGGCGTCGGAGCCCAGCCAAAACACACTGTTGTCTAGCTTGGCCACGCTGTACGGCGCAAGGCAGCCAGTTTCCATAAACGCGCCTTCAATGCGCGCCAACGGAAAGTCGGCTAGGCCGGCGTTGTACCAAACCTCAACGGTGTTGTTGCCGAACAGCCAGACCTCGCGGTGGTCTACCATCAGCGACACGATGTTGTCGGGGTTGCCCTCGGCGCTGGCAAAGTCCAACGGGTCAATTGCAGTGCCGTCAAGCAACGAAGTCACCCACACGCGCTGGCTGTTGGGCTCGTTGAAAACGAAGTAGCTGTCCAGATAGCCGACAGTGACGGCGCCCGGGAAGTCAGGATCCGTGACCTGAGCAAACACGCCCGTGCTGGCGTTGTAAATAAAGGCGTCCGGGTTGCACGCTACAAACAGTTGCACGCCGTTGTCGGCCATGCTCACAGATCCGCTGCCGGTAATCGCGCCGATGTACGTTACGTTGAACGAGGAATCGGACTTGTACAGGCCGCCGCCAGAAGCGATGTACAAATTGTCCTTGAACTTCCACAGTCCTCGGATAGGACCGCTGCCTACAGTGCATAGAAGCCGCGAGCCCGGGCACCGCTGCAGAAACGCCGCTTCCTTGCCCCCTTCCGGCACAACCTCTGGATACAGGTTGACCATGCGGTTCGCCGCAGCATTGACGCTGCGGGCGACGTAGGCCCCACCGAGGATAGGCGTCTTCACGGCGTGCCGGCGTAGATGTTGAACCGCTGCTGACGGCGGTTGATCAGGTTGTACGGCAGGCTCATGATGTCGTCAGCGAAGTTGATCCGCTTCAGATCGCGCTTGGACGCCATCGCAATGCGCTGCACCGTCGGCGGCGGCTCAACGCCGAACTCGGCTGCAATCTCGCAGGCCAGGTTGTACTTGAAACACCGCAGGTAGCCAGGCGGAAACGACAGCACCGTGTTCAGCGTGGCGGGCTGCGACAGTTCCTGCACCGAAACGAGGTGAAACTCCAGTTCCCGCGTGGGCACTGGGTACACCGTCATGGTGATGTTCGGCATCGTCATGTTCACCCACATGCTCTGCGGGTAAGTCGACGTCACCGTCTTCAGCGCAATACCGTTGTACTGCTGCTGGTTGATGAACATCAGGCCGTAGCTGATGCCCGTCGTCGGATCGCGGAAATAGCAGGAATCGTCCAGCAGCACCGGGCGATTGCCGACGAAGTTGCCGCTGGGGCCGAGCGTGCGCTCGTAGACGTTTGC